AGGTTGAGGGAGTGGGGATATAGGAAGGAGGAATGATATGGCAATTATCGGCATTGATAAAGATGAGATTACTGAATATATCAGTAAATACGATTCTTCCAAAGATAATCCTACTGTGTTTCTCATAGGCATTTTAGATAATGATATAAAACTAAAATTCGGATTAGACGAGGGGAAGAAAATAGACTACAAGATAATGCTTGAAATAGTGAAATCAGGTCTGAAAGGCATCAAGAATCTTTATGTCAAGAAAACCAAACAATATCAAAATTTTGATACTATCACTGATGAAGTCTTAAATCTTTTGCCTATGAAAATAATTGGAGAGTTGGCTGAGCAGATAGTTACGGTCAATTTTTTGAGTGCGACTGAAGAAAAAAACTGATTTTGGCAGTTTGGTCTATAGCCAATGGACTAAACTGCCAAAAATGTAACAGTCAGCTTAAGAAAGTAAGGGGCTGTGAAGGCCTGCCAGAAATAAACGGCAAAACCCAGACTATAGAAATCAAAGAGTTAGGCATAATCATTGATAAATGTCCTTATAGATATATAACATCGCAAAGCATACTGTATTTGGAGGCATACCATTACTATAAAAATGGATATCTTCCTTATCCTGGCGGCTGGCTTAAACAGCCTCTTAAGTTATTTGAAGCCTTCAGAGTTATTGATAGTGAAATTGAGAAGTTAGGAGAAAGATAAAATGCCTAATGAACAACTAAATATCTGGTTAAAGCTAAAAGACCAGCTTTCCAGGAATCTGCAAGGAGTCCAATCTCGTCTTAAATCCTTCGCAACCTCATTCAAGCAGCATTGGATAGCGATTACTGCTTCAATTACTGCGGCTGTGCTTGCCTTGAGAAAGGCTTTTGAACTATTGCAACTCGGTGCAAGAGCTAAGCAGATAGAGGAAAGTTTTAATAGAGTTGCAATAGCAGTAGGGGTTAATTTCAAGGAACTAAGGAATGCCATAAGGATTGCTTCTGCCGAAACCGTTAATTTTTCCAATATTGCAGGCAATGTTTCAGCTTTACTAGGTCAAGGTCTGAATATGCAGCAGATAATAGATTTAATGAAAGTGGCCCGGGCTGAGGCAAGAAAGATGGGTCAAGATACAGAACAGGCATTTATCCAAATAGCCAATGCGGTTGCAGGTGGTTTTTTGGTTACTGTCAAAAGAGCCTACGGCTTGAATGTAGAGTTGAAGAGTGCATTTGAGAGCTTCGCGAAAACCACAGGTAAAACTGTAGATGAAGTAAGGGAATACTATAAGGCTCAAGCATTAGCCAATGAGATAATCCAGAAGGCTAAAATTGACTTACAGGCTTTTAATATGGAAATGAGAACAGAATTGGAATATATACAAATGATAAAAGCCCGATGGCTCGCTTTTAAGGAAGATATAGGAAAGATAATGTGGAAGATTTTAGGCATATTAATGGCTGTATTGGATGTTTTAAGAAGCGGATTTGCTGAAGTAGTGGAGAATCTCATAGCTGGACTTAAAGGTATAGTCTGGATATTCTTAAAAGTTGCAGAGACAATAGAGAAAGTAGGTAGTAGATTACCTAAAATTGGTGATAAATTTAAAGGGATGTCTGACGATGTTAGAGCTATCTATGAAAATCTGGAAAGATTAAGAAATGTCTGGGAAGAAACTGGCGAACAATTTTCAGAAGAAGCTGTCAAAAATTTAGAAACATTATTCAATAAACCTGCCGAAGCTATCCAGAAGACGGTAAATGAGGTCAAAAAATCCACAATTAGGCTGTCCGATACATTCAAAATTTGGGAGGAGTTGGCTAAGAATACTGCTACCAATATCCAGAATGCATTCAGCAATTTCTTCTTTCAAGCATTTACTAGAGAACTAAATTCAGTTAGGGAAATATTTGCTGGTTTTGGCCGGGCGATGCTTCAGACTATTTCTAACATTCTTGCGCAGATATTTACTTTCTATGCGATTATCAAGCCTCTGGTAAGTTTTTTTCCTGGTCTTGGCCCGGTATTTGGAATCACAGGCGGAGGCGGTGGAGGTAAACAGCAGGGAAGTCCTTATATACCAAGGACCGGAATGTATCTTTTACATAAAGGGGAGCAGGTTATTCCGGCACACAAAACAACTGCCGAAGGTACTACGATGAATTTCTTTTTTAACATCCAAGCCTGGGATAGTTCAGATGTTTGGAGAAATAGGAAGGTATTGGCATTAGGAGTGGCCGAGGAGATTAAAAGAAATAATCCAGCCTTAAGAGGAGCGATAATTCAATATGGCTGATTTTGCCTACAAACCAGACTTTAAATATCAGGTAAAACCCAGTTATAAAGTTCTTATTTCCGAATATGAGAATAGGGTAGAGCAACGCAGACTAAAGACTTCACAGAAGATTAGAGAATGGAGGTTGATATTTACTCATAGAGATAATTCTGAAATGACGGCGGTTAACACTTTTTTTGATAGTAAGAAAGAGGCTTTAACCAGTTTTACCATTAACTTAGATGGCGCAGATGTAACAGGAAGATTCGTCCCGGATACATTCTGGTATCAGCCCGTAGCTTACCAGGTTTACAATTACGGGTTTAATTTCATTGAGGTAATATGAGGACTTATGACAGCACTTTCAAATCCGAGAAAAATAAACAAACTAACCAGCCGATATTCCTTTATACGGTTTATGACTATGATGGTCTCGGAACTAATCTTTACTTCACCAGTTATGATGCCAATATTACTTATAATGGCATAGAATACACTAAATTTCCCATTACGCACGAAAATATTTCAGAAGACAATCAAGGAAGCATTCCCACCGTGAAAGTCAGATTAAGCAATGTCTCAAGAGAAATCCAAACTTATCTTGAGAGCTATGACTTTCGCAATAAAAAAGTTTCCATTAAGTTAGTATGGGCTAATCAATTAAACGATACTGATGCTTATGATGAGGATATTTTTTATATAGATAGCTATATAGCTGACCAGAATGATGTTGAATTTATCTTGACAAGCAAATTTGATGTTTTGGATATAGAGCTTCCTTTAAGACGTTACTCAAGAAATTATTGCGGTTGGAAGTTTAAGTCAACTGAGTGCGGATATTCAGGAGCTGAAACAAGCTGTAATAAGACAAAAACAAGATGTAAGGAGCTTAATAATTATTCAAGGTTTGGAGCTTTTCCGAGCATTCCGACCAAAAAGATTTTTGTAGGGTGATAGAGCTAAATTTATCATTTTTGACTTTTGAAATGCAAGCAAGAGTAATAATTGATGAAAAAGTAATAATTGAAAAATATTTAGGCATACCTTTTAAACACAGAGGCAGGGACTTAAGAGGTTTGGATTGTTACGGCTTGATTATCAATGTCTATCGGGACTTAGGTTATGAATTGTTTGATATAGAAGAAGATTATGATGAAAGTTGGGCCTGGAAAGAAAGAAGTTTATTTCTTGAGAACTATCATAAACAATGGAAACGGATAGAGAGGCCATCTTTATATGATGTAGTGTTATTCAGCAATTTAAATGGAATAGCCATTCACGCCGGATTGGTGTTAAACAATAACCGATTCATTCACTGTAAGAGAAAAACTGGAGTGATAATTTCAAGATTGGGCGAACTATTTTGGTGGCAGAAAATAGAGGGATTTTATCGTTTTAGGGCAAGAGATGATAACGGTTAAATACATTCCTAACATACTGAACAAAGAGGGCAGACAGGAGGCGCAACTAATCTTCAGTCGGAACAAGCTGATTAAAGATTATATTAGAGAGGCCAATATTGTTTATGCGCCGAATTTAAGAGTTATCGTATCTGGCAAGAAAGTTGATAGAATTGATATTCCTGTAGATAACGACGATGAGATAATTATAGCTCCTGCTATTGAAGATCTTGGGGGACTGTTAGCTGCTGCGTTTAAATTTATTATTGCCCATCCCTGGAAAGCTTTATTCTGGACCACTACTGCAATCTCTACTGCTTATTCCATTTACCAGGCTGTTCAAAAACCCAGACTTCCCAGTTTTGGAATAGGTGAGGGCTTGGATGAGGGTTCTCCTACTTATAGCTGGGATGGCATACAGACAATCCAGGATATAGGTGTGCCTGTACCAATTGTGTATGGAGAGCATATAGTAGGTGGGAATATAATCAATTCCTATCTATCATCTGATGGAGACAAAAACTATTTAAATGTTCTGCTGGCTTTATGCGAAGGAGAAATTGAAAGTATAGATGATATTAAAATTAACAGTAATCCACAGGCAAACTTTGAAGGAATTACTATCTACAAAAAATACGGGACTAATGACCAAAGCGTAATTCCTAATTTTGAGGACCTACACAATGTTTACAATATCAATGTTGAGCTTACAAAGAACAATCCTTATATCTACACTACCGTAGATAGCGATGTTGAAGCTTTTGAGATTACCTTTCAGCTTCCAGCAGGTTTATATCAACAGGATAGTGATAGCGGAAGCATTAGTGCCTGGAGTGTTAGTTATAAAGTAGAGTATAAATTGCATAGTGCAAGTGAATGGACTGACTTAGGCAATACTACTATTAATTACAAATCAAGAACTGTTATTAGGAGAGTTTTTAGGAAAGATGGCCTGACTGCTGGTCAATATGATATTAGAATTACCAAAATATCAGATGACAGTGATTTTTATCATACTGGAGATTTTTATTTATATACCATAGATGAAATTAAAACTGACGATTTGAAATATCCCAATACTGCACTTTTAGGGATTAAGGCTTTGGCAACCAATCAGTTATCCGGCGTTACTCCTAATTTTACCTGTGTAGTAAAAGGGAAAAAGGTAAGAGTGCCTAAGGTAATGAACGGCGCAGTTGAAGTGCCATGGGAAGATTACTATTGGGATCCGGCGACCAATCAATATAAATTGCTTTCCGATGATACAGTATTAAGTTGGGATGGCTCAACTTATGTGGAAAGATACAGCGCTAATCCTATCTGGTGCTTCAGAGATTTAATTACTAATTCAAGATACGGATTAGGCGAATATATAGCAAGTTCTGATGCCGATGATGATTTATTGCTTGAGATGTCTAGATATTGTGAAGAAAAGATTAGTGATGGCAATGGAGGATACGAAAAGAGATTAAGATTGGACATAGTAATTGATAGTCCTACCAAGGCTTTAGACTTGATAGTGCAAATGGCGGGCAGTTTCAGGGGGCTTCCATTCTATTCTACTGGTAAGATTAAAATGAGGATAGATAAACCTGAAACTCCAGTTCAGCTATTCGGAATGGGTAATATCATTAAGGATAGTTTTGTCCAGGAATGGAAGTCTATTAGAGACGTTCCTAATGTAGTTGAAGTCCAGTTCTTAGACAAAGATAAAGACTATAAACAGGAAACAATCGCAGTAATAGATGAGACTGCTCTTGCAAATGGTGATCCAATGAGAAAAAAACAAATCAGACTTTATACAACTAGAATATCTCAGGCAATCCGAGAAGGAAGATATGCTTTATGGATTGCTAAACATCTCAATCGAAGCGTATCCTTGAGGGTCGGAATAGACGCTTTGGCAATTCAGCCTGGCGATGTATTTAGTGTTTCTCACGATGTTCCTCAATGGGGATTTTCTGGTAGAGTTCAAGCGAATTCTACTACGACTAAAGTTGTATTAGATAGAAGCATAACAATTGAAGAAGGTAAGACATACAAAATCAGGGTTAGATTTTCGGATGATACCATCGAAGAAAGAACTGTAACAGATACATCAGGAACCTATACAGAAGTTAATGTTTCTCCAGCCTTCAGTCAAACTCCGCAGGCTTACGATATATATTCATTCGGAGAGGAGAATAAAGTAAAAAAAGATTTTCGTGCAATTAGTTTGGATAAGGGTGCGGATAACGAAGCGCGCATAACTGCTCTTGAATATAACAGCAATGTATACGATGATAGTGCGATAACTCTGCCTGCAAGTAATTATTCGGCTCTCAATGCCGGAATACCCGATGTATTAAGTTTCTCTCTTACAGAAAGAGTAGTTAAGCTTTTTGATGGAACGATCGAGGAAGTTATAGATGTTTGGTTCAGGAGACCAGATTTAGCTACTTATTATTTGAAAAAATACGCTAAAGCTAAGATATATCTTTCTGAAGATAATGGCTCAAG